GAATGATCGCTTATCCTGACAGTGAATGGATATTCACCTTCTGGACTCAAAAATCCGCCACCATAAACATAGTGACTCACGCCAAATCCAGTTTTGGATTTGCTGATTCTTGTCGGTATGCCATATTCTGCACTTAACGCATTAGCAATTGCAGAAGAATGATTATCAATTTCATTTTCCGACGCAGGGCCAAACTTTCGAAATGGTAAAGCTTTTCTGCCTTCACCCGTTCCAACAGAATGTGGCGGCCACCAATCCGCCGTAATAGGTTCATGATCAACCTCACCGCCATCGGCATAACTGTCTTTGTTGGCTTCCCAAAGGCTATCAGCGCCCATGCCCTGTTTACGAGCCGCAAGGTCATCTTCCATTGCTTTCATTGCGGCTTCGTCAGCGTTTGGCTTTACCTCATATGATGAGGGCGTAATTCCTTCACCAAATGATGGGGCTTCATAATCCTCAGCAGGAACATTTGCGCCAACTTGAGTGTGCATCTGTGCCCAGTTATTAGCAAGAGCCTGATCATCCTCAGCGGGTGCAAAAGACAATCCACGAGTCCCTGGCGCTGGAGCAGAAGGCACCCCACTAGCTAGTGGTGGCGATTGATCAAATGATGCAGGACGAACAGGCGGCAAAGGAACATTGGTTGGCGCTTGATTGTCCGTTGTAAACTGCGGGCCAGCATGAACAGCTGCAGGTGCATTTACGTCTGGTTGACGTTGAACCCGCCCCAAAGCATTGCGGAAATTCTGCACATATTGCGGAACAGTAGTGCCCGTAATATCCGCTGCATTACCAGCGGCTGCCATTGGACGACCAGAGAACCAAACAGACGCTGCATCTTCTGGCGAGCCATATTTTTTAACCGCATTGCCAAAATGATAATTAAACACTGCATCCTGCGCTTCAGGGCTGGCAAGAAATTGTTGCGGCGTTAATGATTGACCAGTGGCCGCCTTTGTCCATGACGGAATATTTGCGCCCATAACCTGATATGCGCCATAAGCGCGATCACCACTTTTTGTAGCTGGCCCCATAATATGATAGCGGCCACTGCTTTCAATTTGCTTGATTGCATTAGCGTAATCAGCCATTGACCCAGTTGCTGGTTGCGCTGTCACTGGAGCCTGTTGAGCAGTAGACGTGTCTTTGTCGCCGCCAAAGCCCGATGCGCCCCAGTTGTTAGGCTGTTGCATTGGCGCTGCATGATCCTCTGTAGGGGCGGAAAAAGATTGAACAAGATCATCTGGGCGAGCCTGAGGGACAGGCACATTAGCGGGCTGACCTACACGGCCTTGCAGTATTGGCTTATTCGCAACATCAACGCCATACAGCGCGCCTTTATATGGAAACGTAGACGGTCCCTGCCCCGCCAGATACTTCGCACGAGCCAACGCAAACGCCGCATTAAATGCTTGGCGCTCTGGACTTGGAGTTCCACCACTTGCTAGAGCAACTTTAATTGGCTTGATATTGCGGGCGGTGTGCAGGACGTTGCTCATTGATTAGGTTCTCTCTCATCAATAATTGGCCTCAAAGCGGGTTCTGCCGGAGCCTTAACACCAGTTATAGCCGGAACCACGTTGCCAAGCAAATGTTTGACAACCTGTTCGGATTCAGGATGCACAGCGATGTTTTGCGCTAGGTCAATCATTTGAATGCGCTGCTTTGCAAGCATTTCCTGCTGATCAACCATATTGTCCATAGCGTCTTTTTTCATCGCAGAACCAAGTTGCGCCACTTTGGTTTTACTGTCCAGCAACTTTGCATCCGCCAACTGCTTTTTGATCTCAAGTTCCTGTTCGGCAATAATCGAAGCATGGTGATCCATAACTTTATCATGGTCTGACTTTTCAGATTGCCCGCCAACCAATCCACCTTGCTGCATTTTCATTGCATCAATTTTAACTTTAGCCTGATCAAGCTGCAACTTCCCATCGGCAAGTTTTGCCTTCGTGTCACTGTCCTGCTTTTTGATCTGCATTTCAGCCATTTGCTTTTGCAATTCAGGCGGTGGAGCGCCCTGAGCCGAAGCCGGAATCATAAATTGTTCTGGATTGCTCCAGCCGATCGCCTTTAGCGACGCTGTGTCAATCGCAATAGGATCATACAGAGACGGGTTTTGCGCCTGTATCTGTTTCAGGGCAATGATTTTCATAATGCGCTGTGTCTGGCTGGCTGTGTTGGGATCAGCCTGTGGCACGAGATCAACCTGCCCCAGTGCACGAGTAAACGTTTCCTGATCCCATTTGCGGGCAGGGCGGCGGTTTTGCTGCCAGAACGATTCAGGGTTTTCTTTGAAGCAGCGAACAAGCAATTCAAACTCTTCAGCCTGAGCCGCATGCATCCGCTTGTGCACCGAGTTCATGACCTTAGTGGCTTGGTCAATCATTGCCAGTGTTGTACCAACAGGAGCGTCCTGCTTGCCCTCACCAACAGCCGCCTCTGACGTGCCGCCCAGACGCATACCCGTATCAGCCATGTTTTGCACCAGCGACATAAGTCCTGGCCCAACATCCTTGTACGGCAACGGCATAATGGCTTGCTGGATTGGTAGCCCACCTGTTTTAATCAATGCTCCACCGCCTGGAGGAACACGAAAGATGTTGGTGTTTTGCCGAGCGCCTGAATCCGCATAAAGGAATCCAGGGAAATTAGCGTACATGCCGGAATCAAGCATCTCTCGCCAAGCGGCAGTTATGGCGTTGGTTGTGTTGCCGAGAATATGCAGCAAGCCGATGTCATAGAAACCCATGCCAGGAACAAACGTGTATTTGACGAAGTTCGACCGCGCTACGGGGAGTTCTTTTGTATCCTCATCGTAATTACGCACAATGGACAGGATTTGTCGGCTAGTCGCGTCAATGGTTACGCGGTACGGGATTTCCAAGCCGGATTCTTTGCCCTTGCGCCTATGCTCGAAGCCTTGAATATCCAACTCGCAGTAGCACTCAAAGATTTCGCGGTTTCGGTCATCTGGATTCATCACGTCAAGAATTACGCCCTGCTGCGAGGCTTTTTCACGCTGCGCCGCATCGAAGTTAATCATTTTCGGCGTGGATAATTCCGTATCACGGTAAACGCCAAGGATCTGCATCCGCTTAACAGTTGATGACCGCATTGAAATACGGTGAGTTACGCGGCGAGCGTTTGTCAGGTCTGTGGCTGAATTGTTGACAATGAGGTCGTCTGCATCGACGGATTCTGAGACGGGACGATTGCGTAATGGGCAGAAATATACTTTTTTGAATGACGTCCCACCAAAGCCCAACATGAATAGCATTCTATCCGTATCGGGGTAGTATTCCTTCGCGGTGCTAGTGAGATAGTGGTTGATGTCGTTTTCAAGATCATTGGCGAGTTGGTCAGAGTCGAGGGTAGCATTGTTATTGTCCTCACGAATCTTTACTGGCCCATCTGTAGGTAGCATTTCGGATCGGGCATTCGCTTGGAATCTGAGCACAGCTTCGAGAAGCAGAGGGTGCCGAACCTTGGACATTCCTTCGACGGGAGCGCCATCTGCAACTGATCCCAGTCCTGGAATTTCAATCTTGAGTCCAAGTAGCTTGATTCCAAGCGCTCTGTCGTCAATCCATTCTTTACGGCTTTCGAGGTCGTCATTTATTCCCTTGAGCAAATCTTCTGAAATTCGAGACAATTCCCTCTCATCAACTTCATCGACCAGATTGTCAAACCAGTCTTTACGGTTTGGTTTACCAGCGCTTTCCAGTGGCGATCCGTCCAGCGACAATGAGATTGATCCGTCGGGAAATTCGATAGTTATAACATTGCCCTTGTCATCGTATGTCTTGCCATCGGATTCATCTTCGTTTTCGATTGCCACGTCTTCACTGTCGAATGAAGGTGATTCCTCTGATTGTGGCATGAGACGAATGTGAGACGGAACGAGTGGCATAGTTTAATCCTTAAACCGAATACAATGGCGCGGGTTGTGTGGTTGGCCGACGCATTAAATCTTCGTAGCTTTGCTGCACTTCTTCCGCACGTTCCATCATACCCGCTTTTCTCAAGAATCGCAATGCAGAGCTGACAGTGTCGCAATTATGCGTTAAAATTCCATTTGCATAGTAACAATGCTCACCTTCAACGGTCAAGTTGTAAACTTGCCGCGTAATATTCATGGCATTTATGGCTAGAACCTCGCAAGAATCTATTTTTTTTATCGGAACATGAGCTTGAACACATAATTTTTTTGGGGCTTTTTGCTTCAAACTTTGATCCACACCATTCGCAAAGTCCAACATAGTGACTTTTGCTATATGGTTTTGGAGCATTTGGAGCTTTAAAACTTGTAAAAGCATTTTTACGATGCCATTCGCGCCCTTCAGCACTTTTATGCCAAGCTTTTGTTTTTTCTCTAATTTTTGAAAGATGTTCAACTTGTGCTTCGCTTTTTCCACGAGCAACGTATTCTTCATGATGTTCTTCACGGTGCATTTTTCTGGGCAAGCATTGTAAATTGGATATGTCATTATTGATCGTGTTCCGATCAACATGGTGTATTTGATAGCCGTTTGGAATTTTTCCATAATGAAATTCCCAGACGTCTCTATGCAATAAATGCCCCGCTCTTGAAAAATATCTTTGATGGGTTTTAATTTTTGATTCAGGATATCGGTTATATTTTCTTCCGTTAAAGACGATTGTTTCCGATTTTGAATCTTCTGTTTTTCTAAAAGCCATGATGTAACACCGTTATATTGATACGATGTTTCTAGCTTATCACCAACTTTGCACGATGACAACGGTATATATTCACCATTGCTATAGATTGGATGATTATGGGTTCCATACAATTCACCATTTGTATGACTTAATTTCCATATTGGTTTTACGCCTGTCATTGCAGATGCGGAAACACGCCCAAATCCATTTTTAGTTTTGACGTATTCTCCGGCACGAATTTCATCAATTCTTTTTTCTGTTCCGTCCGCCATTAAAATTAGAGTTTCACCAACAAGACATAAGTCGTCATGTTTGCCTTTCGGAAACATCATGCACTGAGTTATGACCTGATCAACCCACGTTTTATCCGGCGCGTAAATGAGGCCATCTTCAAACAAGTGCTGGATTGAATACAATCGGGCGATTTTGTCAAGCGACTTGGGATCATCTAGAATAACCTGATAGCCTTTATTGGAATACAGGCGGCGCAACTCTTGCGCTACGGGAATGCCTGCGGCTTTGTTTTCAATCAGGATTGTTTCGGCTTGCATCATTTTCATCGTATTGGCAACTTTTGTCACCAGATCATTAAGCTGCAAACGTTCCTGCCACGCATAGACCATCATAACTTTCGGGTGCGGCTGCTTGTAGGTGCGCTCGATCTTGTAGGCTTTGCCATCCTTTTGAAGCGCATTTGATGCTGTTGCAATCGGGTCTTCAGAGAACACGCCCCAAACAGTCATCGCGCTAAAGTCATTTTCGGTCTTTGTCGTGTAGGCCGTATCCAGCGAGGCAATGATGTAGTCAAACGCTGGCAATGCCACATCGTTAGGCCAGAGTTGCCAATGGTCGCGCTTGATAATACCACCATCTTGCGGGCTAGGCTGTTGCTG